GAAGATCATCGCTTTTGTCGCCACCAAGTTTGGGTTGCAGACTTGGCTCGCCAGCCTGATTGTATGGGGCGTGATGGCGCTGGTGGCCGGCGGGACGATGATGTATCTCAAGCACTCTTACGATGAAGGGAAGCGTGAGGAAGGCCGACAACTATGCGTAGCCGAGGCTCGGGCCGTTGCAGAGGCCAACAGGGTAAAGGCCGCAGCCATTGACGCCGAACACCAAGCCGAAGCGGTGAAGCGCGAGAAGGCGCTGAGGGTTAAACTGGCGTCCGCCCGCGCTGCCCCTGATGATGCTTGTTCGAAGGCCCCGGCGCTGCCTGTGTTCTTGGAGGGGCTGAAATGAGCGAACCACAAACAGGCTGGATTTGTCCGGTGTGCGGAAACGGTGTCGCGCCGTCAGAGAAGCAGTGTCCACATGGCAGCAAAGCGCAGGAATTGAATCGACCGCATTACCCGTCTCCCAATTATCCGCCCGCTATACCAACACCAGTTATCCCGTATCAGATAGGCCAGCTATTGGGGTGCGGTTGTCCAATCGGGTTAGTGTGCGGAAGAACCTATTGTCCACGCAGAGTCGTCATGCAGTCTAGCATCGAGACCATTGAACTCGGTGCCTCCGATGGTTCCCAAACCATAGGCAGAGCGCGATGACCCGCCTCCTGCCCATCCTGCTGCTCACCGCCTGCTCCAGCCAGCCGGTCATCAACACCATCTCCCTGCCCCAAAGCGCCCTACAGGAGCGCCCACAGCCTGTCCTAGAGGGACAAACGAACCGAGCGGTGGGTATCTACGCCCTTGAGTGCAAAGCCGCGCTGGAGGCGCGTGAGGACGACATTCGGGCCATCAAGAAGGCGGTCGCGCCATGACGCCGGTGATCGCATGAGAACCGCCATCTTCGCAGCCACAGCGTTTTGGAGCCTGGCCTACGTCTGCTACCGTATGCTGGCATGAAACCGCGCGCGAAACAGCGATTCCAGCGCGGTTGCCAGCAAAAACAGTAGAAACCTCATACACTTGAGGGCGCGCGCAAAGCCAAGTCAAATCCCGTCAACAGGAGTCAACAATGCCAGCTAAACCCAAAAAGAAGTCCGGCAAACACTACGGCCCCAAGAAGTCCAAGCGCCGATCCCACGCTGCCGGCTACGGTTCCATGCCAGAAGCCCGCAGCATCACCCCCCGCCAGGGCCTTGCGATGACGCCAGAGTGAAGAGTCCACAGCCATGGATAAAAAGCGCGGTCCTGCAATGGCGCGATAACGCCTAATTCATTGACTGGTAGAGACTTAATCCATGCCTGAGGAAAAACAATCACAACTTTCACAAAAGCCGTTCAAAATCGGCGGCAACACGGGTGGAAGACGCCCAGGCGCGGGTCGGAAAAAGGGCGTGCGCAACAAGCGCACCGCCGAAATGATTGCTGAGGCAAGAACGAATGGCAAGATGCCGGTCGACTTCATGCTGGAAGTCATGCGCTCCGAGATCCCGAAGGAACTCAAGGACAGGTTGGAGCAGGTCAACTCGTCGGCGGATGTGACGTTGGAACTGATGGCCACTCTCACCAAGTGGTCGGACACCAGGATGGAAGCTGCGAAGTCGGTGGCACCGTATCTGCACCCGAGACTGGCTAACCTTGAAGTCAGCGGCAACAAGAACAAGCCGTTGTACGTCCGCAAGGTCACGCGCGCCATCGTTGACCCTGTAAAGCGGTGAATCTGCAGATCGACACCGCCCGCGTATTTGTGCCATTGCTGGAGCGCGCGCGCTACAAGGGGCTGTGGGGCGGGCGCGGGTCGGCCAAATCCCACTTCTTCGCCGAGAGCATGGTCGATGAGTGCTTGGCCACACCCGGCGAGAGCGCCGGCGCGGGCTTGCGTGCGGTCTGCATCCGCGAGGTTCAAAAGACCCTGAAGGACTCATCGAAGCGACTGATCGAGGACAAGCTGAAGGCGTTTGGGCTAGGCGAGAGCGCAGGCTTCAAGGTCTTCAACGAGGTCATCGAAACCCCAGGCGCTGGCCAGATCATCTTCCAGGGCATGCAGGACCACACCGCAGAATCCATAAAGTCGCTGGAAGGCTTCAAGCTGGCATGGGTGGAAGAGGGCCAGACCATGTCGAAGCGGTCGCTGCAGCTGCTCCGCCCCACCATCCGAGCCGAGGACTCCCAGCTATGGTTCAGTTGGAACCCGACACGGCAGGCCGACGCAGTTGACCAGATGTTTCGTGGACCCGTACTTCCGACAGGCGCCGTGGTGGTCAAGGCCAACTGGCGCGACAACCCTTGGTTCCCGCGTGTGCTTGAGCAGGAGCGCCTGGACTGTCTGAGAGACACCCCGGACCAGTACGACCATATCTGGGAAGGCGGATACGCCACGGTCCTGGAAGGCGCGTACTACGCCAAGCAGCTTGCGGAGGCCAAGGCGGCGGGCCGTATCGGCAGGGTCGGACTCGACCCCCTGATGGCGATTCGGGTGTTCTGCGACATCGGCGGCACCGGTGCGAAGTCCGATGCGTTCTCGATGTGGGTGGCGCAGTTCATCGGCAGGGAGATCCGGGTGTTGAACTACTACGAAGCCGTCGGACAGCCGCTGGCAACGCATGTGGCGTGGCTGCGGGATAACCTCTACCACAACGCCCACGTCTGGCTCCCGCATGACGGCAGAACACAGGATCGCGTCTACGACGTCAGCTTCGAGAGCGGATTCAAGGCCGCAGGCTTCAAGCACGTCCAGTCCGTCCCGAATCAGGGCGCTGGCGCTGCCAAGGCAAGGATTGAGGCCGGACGCCGTATCTTCCCCTCGATCTGGTTCAATGCCGAGACCACGCAGCCAGGCCTGGAATCCCTTGGCTGGTATCACGAAAAGAGAGACCCGCAACGCAATGTCGGGCTTGGGCCAGAGCATGATTTTTCCTCAAACGCCGCAGATGCTTTCGGCCTGATGTGCGTCGTCGCAGAGAAGGCGCAGCGCCCGAAGAACCCCGAAAACGAGCGACCGCTACCGTCGTGGCGGCCACTCGATCCGGTCATGAATTACTAACAGCGAGGTAAAACAATGTTCAGAACCCAAACATCCTACACATCCGCAGCCGCAAACCTCTCGGGATATGCGGCGAACGTCACCGGCCCCACTTGGGCGCTGTCCGCGACCACGCCAGGCGACAGCCTCGGCCACCAGGTAACTATCCAAAACAACTCCGCGACAGACCATTCCGCCAAGACCGCGCTGATCACGGGCACCGGCGCCGATGGCGCGCCACTCACAGAGACATTGGCACTACCAGCAGCTTCCGCTACCACGACCAGCACCAAGTTCTTCCGCACCGTCACCAGCGTAGTGCCATCGGCAACCATCGGCGCCGACACCATGAACATCGGCTGGGGTTTGGCATCGCAGTCAGCGTGGACAACCTTCAAGGACACGCGCCCGTTCCAGGTCGGATTTGGCGTGACCGTGGACTCCGGGTCTCCGACCTACACGGTTCAGCACTCGTATGGCGGCACCGGTGTATTCAACCACCCCACGGTAGCAGCCAAGACCGCATCTGCCATCGGTGACTACCTGTATCCCGTGCTCGCGACTCGCCTGACGTTTGCGGCCGCCGGTGGCGCCACCTTCTACGTCATGCAGTCCGCCGCATAATGGAACTCCAGCAGCAGCCCGCAGGGCAGCCCGTAGGACGGTCCACAGCGCAACAGCCTATAGGCATGGATCCGATGACTGGCGCCGGAGGCATGGCTGCGGAGCCAACCGAGGAACAGGTCAAAGCAGAAGTCGAGCGCCAGCAGAAGATCAAGACCCTGACACTCTCGTTGCTGGAGCGCCGCAAGAAGGCCATTGCTTTCCGCCAGCAATGCGGTATCGAGCAGGAATGGCTGGACTGCGAGGACGCCTATGTTGGCGTGGATAACGCCAACCGTGACATCGAAAGCCCGGTGGCGTCGAGGATGCAGAAGCCGCGTGACCCCAGCGGAGGCGCCATCGGTGAGGCGAAGAAGCCAGGCGCGACGCGCTCAACGGTGTACCTCAACATCACCCGGCCGTACGTAGACGCCGCCAGCGCACGGGTCAGCGACATGCTGCTGCCATCCGATGACCGCAACTTCACGATCAAGCCCACGCCAATCCCTGAACTTGCCGCAACCGCCGGCGTGCAGGTTCCGCCAGAGCAACTTGAGCAGTTTCGCATGCAGCTTCAAACTGAGGCGTCAAAGCGCGCACAGGCCGCTCAGAACCGCATTGACGACTGGCTCACGGAATCCAGATACCACCCGGAACTGCGCAAGGTCATCGAAGACTGCGCACGGCTTGGAACCGGGGTACTCAAAGGCCCGTTTCCGTTCAAGCGCAACGAGAAGTCCGTGGGCAAGAACGAGTTCGGTGAGTTACAGATCGTGCTGAACGAAAAGATCGTGCCGATGTCGCGTCGGGTATCGCCCTGGGACTTCTACCCTGACCCGAGCTGCGGCGAAGACGTAAACAGGGGCGCTTACTGCTACGAGCGCGACCAGATCAGCGCCAGACAGGTGCGTGAGCTCATCGGGCAACCCGCATACATCGAAGAAGCGCTGATGGAGTGCTTGAAAGAGGGGCCGGACAAAAGCAACCTCAGCGTCCGCGCCAACGACGCCCGCATGGTCAAGGACGACGACAGCTACGAAATCTGGTACTACAGCGGCGAAATCACGGTCTCCGACTTCGATGCCGTCTACAAACAGCAGCACGATGCGCTGGAAGCCGTCAGGGTCGTGGTGTCAGTCATCAACGACCGCATCGTCAAGATCGCGCCCGTGGTCCTGGACTCCGAGGACTTCGGCTACGACCTGATTCCGTGGCAGCGCCGGCCCGAAATGCCGTGGGGCATCGGTGTCGCGAAGCAGATCAGCGTGCCACAGCGCATGCTCAACGCCGCCACCCGCGGCATGAGCGACAACGCCGCGCTGTCGTCGGGGCCACAGATCGTGCTCACCCGCGGCGTGGTAAAGCCAGCGGATGGCGTATTTGAGGTAACAGCCCGCAAGGTCTGGTTTGCGGATTCCGAGACCTCGGTCGAAGACATCCGCAAAGCCTTCCTTGCCGTTGACATCCCCACCCGTCAGACTGAATTGATGAGTTTCATCCAGTTCGCGCTCAAGATGGCCGAGGACGTGACGGGCATGCCGATGCTGATGCAGGGCAACCAGGGCCAGGCCACCGATACCGTAGGGGGCATGGAAATCCTCAACGCCAACGCCAACACCGTGCTTCGGCGCATCGCCCATAACTTCGACGACCACCTGACGCGGCCTCACATCAGGCGCTACTACGAGTGGATAATGACCTACGGCGACGAATCGGAAAAGGGCGACTTCGAGATTGACGCCAGAGGCTCGACCTCATTGGTGGAGCGTGAGATTCAGATGCGCGCCATCCTCGGCATGGCAGCGCTGGTACTCGACCCCCGTTACGGCCTTGACCCAGAACTGTGGGCGCAGGAAGCGCTGCGTGCGAACAAGATTGACCCGGCAAGGCTGGAACTCACCGACGACAAGCGCAAGGCACAGGCAGAAGCTGCGGCTCAGCAGGCCGAGGCCGATCAACGCTCAGCCGCGGAAGTGCTGGCGCTCAAGAACAAGCAGATCGACACCGGAGCTGCCATCGCGAAAGACAACAACGATACGAAGGTCGTGATCGCCGACAAGAACATCGCCGCCCGCCAGCCCACGGCTGCGCCGCAACTGGTAGCGGGTAATGCCCGATGGTAGACCCTAGCGCGTTTCAAATCACCGCTGAGGAACTGCACAGCACGCTCTGGCGCAGACTCGACGACCTCACGAAGGCCATGATCGAGTCCAACCGTCGCCGTAACGACGGCGAGACGCTATCGATCGAACAAACCTCTGTTATCAGAGGCAGAATCTCGGAACTCAAAAGGCTCCGAACCCTGCTGGCGATGGATGACCCATCCCCGGCGCTAACCCTGCACGGCGCAAGCCCTGCCAGAACCGGAGAGTAAGATGAAAAACGAAGGCCACGACGAAGCCGATACCACAGCAGCCGCAGCAAAAGCAGACGAGACCAAACCAGCGGAGGCGAAGTCCGAGAAAGACGCGCCCGGCCGTGAAGTCACCGGCAATCCCGAAGTCGCCGAAATCAAGGAACCGACGGCGGAGGAAAAGGCCGAAGCCGAGGCCGAAGCTGCCAAGTCTTTCGAGGCCGGTTACAAGGGCGAGCCAGTGCCTGACAAAGCGGCGGAGCCGGTGAAGCCGGCGGTAGTCGTGGACGAAGACTTCGTCAACGGCGTCGTCGGCAAGGAAGCCTCGGCAGTCCGTGCCGAGTTTGCCAAGCTCCGGGATACCCTCTTCGGCAAGATCGGTGAAGCCAACCGCAGCCTCAAGGATCTGCAAGCCAGGGGCACGCTGAAAATCACCAAGGACAAACTCAAGCGCGTCAGCGAACAATACGGCGACGAACTCGCCGACGTGCTTGCGCAAGACCTCAGCGAAGCCCTCGGATCGGCGGCTGCCGCACCTGCAACGGCGCCGGCCGCCGCCGCCGCACAGGACGAAGCACTCAAGACCATGCTCGGCGACCTCGAACACCGCATCACGATGGATGTTGAGAGAAAGGCACTAAAGCGCCAGCACAAGGACTTCTACGATGTCATCGAAACCGAACCCTTCAAGGCCTGGCTGGAACAGCAGCCCGAGGATGTCCGGGCCGAGTGGCCGCAGAGCATGGACTCGGACTGGCTGGGCGAGCGCATGACGGAATACAAGAAACATCAGGAAGCGCTGAAACGCGCCGCCGACAAGAACAAGCGGCTCGAAACCAGCATCCAGCCGAAGGGCACCAAGCCTGCGCCGGTCGGCATGAGTGACAACGACGCTTTCACCGAAGGCTTCCGGAGCGCGCGCGGAGGGCGTTGACAAACGCTTTCGACAAGCGTATTTATATCGGCAATAGCTGATCTCGCCGCCACCGGCCGCAATAGATCAGCGCAGCAGTGCAGTCGCACAGCAGTAACGCAGTAGACATGAGCCACGGGTTCCGCCGCCGCTCGAAAACCAGCGCTGACACACGAGTCAATGACTCGGTGCGCGCTCGCACCCACAACCCAACAAGGAACCCACCATGTCAATTCAGACTTACGCAACACAGCTAGGCCGCATCAACAAGTTCAAAGGCGAAATCCTCGCCCACGCCATGCCGGTGGAAGTGCTGGCGATGTCGGCGATGCCGAAGAAGCTGCCGAAGAACAATGGCGACACCGTCATTTACCGTCGCTACCTGCCCTACGGCGGAATCGACAACCGCTGGATCACGCCGTCAAACGTCTCGACGTTCGCCACCAGCCAGCAGACGCAGGAAGGCATCACGCCCAATGCCGACACACTGACCGCCGTTGACGTCACCGCCGTCATGCAGCAGTACGCTGCGCTGTATGCAGTGACCGACAAGACCTTCGACATGTACGAAGACGACATTCCGATGGCGATGAAGAAGCAGACCGGCGAGCGCGTCGGCCTCATCCGCGAAATGGTCAGCTACGGCGCCCTGAAGGCTTCGACCAATGTCTTCTACGGCGGCGGCACCAGCCGTGCCACGGTCAGCCAGACCCTGTCCCTGCCCGGCCTCCGCAAGATCGCGCGGTCACTCATGGCGAATCACGGCAAGATGATCACCACCATGCTGTCGGCGTCGCCGAACTTCAACACGGCGCCGGTGGAAGGCGGTTTTCTCGTGTTCTGCCACACCGACATGGAACCGGACATTCGTGACCTGCCAGGCTTCATCAAAGTCGCGGAGTACGGCAGTCGCAAGCCGATGCACGAAATGGAAGTCGGCAGCGTCGAGCGCTTCCGCTTCATCGTGTCGCCGGAACTCGCGGCTTACGCCGACGCCGGAGCCGCCGTAGGTTCCACGGGTCTGTTCTCGACCACCGGAACCTTGGTGGACGTGTATCCGATCATCGTCTGCGCCGAAGACGCATGGGGCAATGTCGCGCTCCGCGGCGCTGAGTCCATCGACCCGACCTGGATCCCGCCCGGCCAGAAGGACAAGAACGATCCCCTGGGCCAGCGTGGTTACATCGGCGCGAAGTTTTACGATACCGCGCTGATTCTCAACCAAGGCTGGATGGCGGTTTACGAAGTCGGCTCGACAGCGCTGACGGCGTAAGAAAAAAACAGGAGGCTGGGGCAGTGATGCCCCAGCCCCTACTTCGTACACAACCAACTACAGCGAGGTAAACATGAATCTCTGGAAAAAGTTCAGCGAACTCACGATCACGAAGAAGCTGCGATTCGGGCCTTCGGCGGTGATTGATGTTGACGCCGCCGCCAAGATTTACGGTGGACTCAACGGCATCCCTTTCGTCAGGCAACTGGCGCCGGCGGCGAAGACGGTCTCCGCCACTCTGACGGCTGCGGAGCTATTGACACGGCTCATCACCGTCAACCAAGGCGCTGGCGCCGCGTCTGCGCTCCAGCTTCCGACTGCGGCTGCAATGGACACGGCTCTGCCTAAATTCGTCGCCAACGACGGCTTCGACTTCTCCGTGGTCAATATCTCGACCGTGGCAGCCGAAGACGCGACGATCACGACAAACACCGGCTGGACGCTGGTAGGAAACATTGACATCGCCTCCAACGCAGCAGCCACCGACAAGTCCGCCGGCCGCTTCCGCGCCCGCAAGACCGGCACCGCTGCATGGACGCTTTACCGGATCAGCTAACCCCAACCAGACCCCAAACACAGCCCATTCAAGGAGCACGAAATGAACAAGTCTTACCGCAACCTCAGCCTCGGCAACGCCGCATTGACCGGCATCAGCGGCGCCGCCACCACCTACTCATCCTCGGCTTTTGACCTCGCCATCGACGGCAAGGTCATTACCAAGGCCGCGGTCGCCGGCGGCACGACGCCGACCACAGATGGAAACACGGGCTTGCCGATCACGTTGACCGCCAACAACGGCGCTGTCGTGGTCTGGGGCGTCAACGCCGCCGGCACCGTCAGCGTCTACAAAGGCGATACGCAGGCGCTCGACAGCGCCGGCGGTTTCACCATTGCCCCGCAGTTCCCGCGCGTGCCCGACACCGTCTGTGCCTTCGCCTACACCATCCATAAGGCGGGTTCGACGACCGTTGGCACCTGGACGTTCGGAACCAGCAACTGGAACGCCACGGGCCTGACACACGCCGTCAACAACCTCGCGGACTTCCCGGCTCGTCCGCAGGTCTCGTAAGGCCAGTCAAGAGCTTCAAACGGGGCCGGTGTAACAGCCGGCCCTTTTCATTTCAACCACAGGAGCATCCGATGAAACCAGCAAAACCCCGCGCACCCTCAAGCATCGACGCCGAATCCGAACACATGCAGGAGCGTGTGCTGCCGCCAGACGGCGACCTGCCTGAGTATGACAACGTCATCGAGCCAGTTGCGGCCTCCAACACTGTCGGGGACAAGATGAAAGACCTCGCATTCATGGAGGAAGAAGTCGAAATCATCGTAGCGCCCACCACAGACAAAAACGCCGAACGCCATGTCTTCGTCTCCGTCAACGGCCAAGGCGCAGGTCCCAAAGGTATTCCGTGGCTGACCCGCGGCGTTCCGTATCGGGTGAAGCGAAAATTCGTCGAAGTCCTGGCGAAGGCCAAGCGTGTTGCGGTCAGCACCGACGAAGTCCTGGACAGCAGGGGCGACCGCACGATTGCTGTTACCAAAACCAGCGCGCTCGCGTATCCGTTCTCCGTCATCAAAGACACCAACCCCCGCGGAGTGGATTGGCTGCGCGACATCCTCGCCCAGGCCTGAGGATCCGTGAGTTCGATCAGCGCTCTACGCAAGTACGTCGAGCCAGAGGCTCCCGGCTGCCCGGCGCCTACCATCGACAGGGCGTTACGGAAGGCTGCCCGTGATCTCTGCGAGAAGACTTATTGCTGGAAAGAGGCAAGGTCTGACGTAACCCTGACATCCGGGATTTCGACGTACACGACGGCGGTGTTTGCCGGTGCCGAACTGGTTGGAATCGAATACGTGGAGTTCAATTCGACGGGAATCCCCGGTCAAGGCCTGGAGCTGTTGCAGACCACCGAACGCGAGCTTTCGATGGGGCTCTCGACGTGGCGCATCACCACCGGCGACCCCACGCACTTCTTCACCGTCACCAAGACCGTGGCGTTCCGCCTGTTCCCGATTCCGAATCGCACCATCGCCAACGGCCTGAGTTACGAGGTCTACCTGAAACCTGCGCTGGAAAGCGACGACCTGCCGGAGTTTCTGACACGCCAATACGCGGAGGTGTTGCAGAACGGTGCGCTCGCGGAAATCCTGAAGATGTCGAAAACGCCCTGGAGCGACCCCGGCATGGCCGCTGACTACAGACAGCAGTACCGCAACGGCGTCTACGCCGTCAGGGATCGCGTGGATCGGATGCAGGCCACGCAAAACCTCAATATCACGACGACGCTGGTGGCGTGATGGGAACCATCACCGGCACCAAAATCATAGCAAGGCTTCGCAAGCGCCTACTGGACCCCGGCGGCGACTTCTGGGGCGACGATGAATTGCTGACGGAAATCAACTCCGCGCAGCGCGCGGTCGTCACCGCCAAGCCAGATGCGTATGTGTTGAAGACCTCGATACAGATGAACGTCGGAACCGAACAGACGATTGCAAATAATTGTGTTGGTTTTGTCAGGTTCCTGCGAAATACCGGACCCGATGGCAACACCCAAGACCGTGCGGCGCGGTTCGTGGACTTCGATGAAATCAACCGGACGTTCCCGGACTGGCATGCCACGGATCCTGCCGGACTCGTTGAGAACTACACTCACGACATCCGTGACCCGACGCGTTTCTACGTCTGGCCGCCGCAGCCAGACCCACCTTTTTATGCCGACATCCTGTGCTGGGCGATTCCCCAGAATCTCCTGACTGCTGGCGACACCATCGCGCTCAACGACATCTACGAGGACGCGATTTACTACTACGTGTTGTCGCAGGCGTATGCGAACAACACTGAACGCGGCGACACCGGCAAGGCCAGCTATTACACACGGCTTTTCTTCAACATCCTCGGCGTCAAGGATCAGACTCAGATGAAAGAAACTGTGGCCGTGAATAAATGAAGCCGGTTTATTGGGGGTTTACTGCCTCGGCTTCTCCAACCCCAGCTCAGATTCAGGCTCTGACCACACGCAGTCACGGCGCTTACGCGGATAGCTATGTCCTCGACGGCCCCGCCAGTGGCCGCTACGCCGTTGTGTCATGTCCGGCGGCGGCCGGGATAGACACCGCATTTTTCGAGGGCGGGGTCTTCGGAGGCTTCAACACGATTTCGTCGTCGCTAACTATTGACGGTGGCCCGGTGTCGTATTCAACCCTTGTGTCTGCGGCACCACGTTACGAAACCGGCGACCTCACGGTTGCCGCACGCAACGCAATCTGATGAGCCTGCCCGTCTATTGGGGATATTCCAGCAGCAGTTCACCGAACGCTGCCGCTGTCGTCGCGCTTGAGGGCTCGAAACAGTATTTCCCCTACGTCGGCAGCTACCTGCTTCCGGGATTGCCGGCCAACAGATACGCGGTCATCGCCGTACCCGATATTTCCGGCGTCGGCACCGCCGTCTTTGAAGGCGGGGTCTTCGGAGGCTTCAACAAAACCCAGGTGAATCTTACGATCAGCGGAGCTTTGATCGGATACAGCGTGTTCACGTCACAGGCGACGCGCAGCGAGACGCGCCAGATCACTGTCGCCACCAGACGATTTGCGGTGATTCCGACGGAATGGAATCCTCTCGATGCCGTTACCGAAGGCTCGACTACTCCAGTCCTCACCTACTCAAACAACAATAAAACCCTCAACTGCGGTACAGGAAATGCAGGTGTCTACCTACGCGCCACTGGTGCCGGAAAGTCCACCGGCAAACTGTATTTTGAAATCACAAGCGTCCTGGTCGGAAGCGGATCGTTTCAAATCCTCGGAGCGGCGAGCAAAAATTTCACAGTACAGTCTTCCGCCAGAGGTGGAATGGAAGTAGAGCAAAGCGGCGACGGCGGCAGGCTCAGATACGCAACTGTCGTAGACGGTCCCCTCTCTGGCACATACGGCCCTGCTATTTCAAATCCATCCAACGGACGCACATACGGTTACGCCTTCGATTTGGACGCGAGCAAAGTATGGGTCAGCGACAACGGCGTCTACGTCATATCCGGGAACCCCGCGCTCGGAACCAATCCATCTGTTCTGATCCCAGCCGGTGCCGTGCTTCTGCCGTGGGCGTGGATACACAGTGTGAATACAATCACCGGCAGGTTCTTGCCAGGCGACATGGTGTATCCGATCCCCGCAGGTTTTTCGGCCTGGGACTCGTAGATGAAGATAACCGAGAGTCTTTTCAGGGGCGAGCGTCCACTGGTCACACCCAGGCTTTTGCAGAACGGCCAGGCGCAGTCAGCGATTGACTGCAAACTCGTCAGCGGCGACCTTGAGGCATGGAACGATTCAAAGCAGGTGCAGGTGCAGGTCAGAACCGGCGCGGTCGGTGTCAACACGCCCGCAAACACCTTGGCGAAACCGCCTCCGATGAACACGATCTGGCAGATCGCAGACCAGTATTGGCCGCAATGGACGGCCGCCGAAGTCAATGCGGGCGAGACCAATGTTGATGTAGCCGCCGGGCCGGTGCCGGACGACACCACGTTCAGGACTTTCTTCACCGGCGCCGAAGGCAGCCCACGCGTTACCAACATCGACCTTGCCACGGCCCCGGCGAATCAGGGCGCAAACCCGCAGGGCGCGTATCCGTACCGGAGTCTGGCCTTGGGCGTGCCCGCGCCCACGGCAGCGCCGACAGTCACCCAGACTTCCTCAACGTCGTCGCCGACGGCAATCAACAAATTCTACGACGGCTCCGATATGTCGGATTGGCGATTTCAGAACACATCCAGTGGTGGCGGCAACGGGTCATGGACGGTTTCAACCACTGTAGGAAATCCGGCGCCGTCGTTTTATGGAATCGCCGCCAACAACGGCGCTGGCAGGTTGCTGCAGAATTTCGGTTTCACCGCAGCCGACATCACGTCGTTTACGACGGAATTTGATATTCAAATCAACTCCGGCGCTGCCGGAATCGCATATGGAATTTTCTGCTCCGACTCCGCAGAACTTCTGAGAATCATCAGCGACGACAGTACCTACAGCAATCCCGCGCTGTCGTTTCAAACCAACACCGGCAACCTCACGTACCAGAAAGGAACTGGCGAGGCGCCGACCACCATTGGAACGCCAGTGCCCGGTTCGACGCTGATGCACGCCAAAGTTGAGGGAACCTACAACACAACGACAGAGCTTTTTGACATCACCATCACCATCACTGGTGGATTGACTGTCACCGTGAACACGGTCTTAAAGCCCAAGTCAGACCTTTTCATATTTGAATACGGCTCAGGCGGCGGTGGCGAAGACGGATTCCTCGACAATCTATCGTTCATTTTCACGCCGAAAGTCGTCGAAGGCGAAGCGCCGGTTTTCACCAACTACGTCTACACCTACCTGAATCAGTTTGATGAAGAAAGCGCGCCATCGCCACCGTCGGTGACGGTGACGGAGGCCGATGCGAACACGACCAACCACATCACGATTCCGGCGCTGACCGGAACCCCGGATGTCGTCAAGGTCTACCTCTACCGCGCCGCCACCGGCAGCGACGGCACCACGCAGTATTTCTTCGTCACCCAAATTAACCCGCC